GTTCAATAGTACATCCTAGCACAGGGCAGATAAGTTGTCCATTCTCATCAACAATGTCGATGCCTTGTGATGCAAACTCCTCTACAATCTGCTGAGCACGATCCAACAATTTGTACTCAATATCCTCAGGGAGATTGTGCTCAATGCCCTTTTGCAGCAGCAGGATAGCAGCGAAGTCGAAATGTGCAGTGGCAATAGTGAAATTAGTGCCCCCAAATTCAGTGGGGATGCCTGCTTTCATCTTGATATTAGATGCTTTCCACTTGTGCAGATCGTTGAGAACTGTGTATTGCTTCTTATTTACTTGCAACGGAAAGATGCGACGTGCGCGATTCTTGTAGAGAATATCATCATCGCCAGGTGTAGTATCACAATCTTTAATCTTCTTGGCAAACTTATCAGCGAAGAACTTGCCATAAGAACAAGAACAGGGACCAGAATGACCCTTAGGAAGTACACACTTAGGAGCAGAATACTTGGTGAAGAACTCACGATAGAAGGCAATATCCTCCTCAGTCATGTATTCTTTAGCACTCTCGATTGCTTTCTCAAAAGTCTTCACACCCACACCACCTTTGGTGGGTTTCAAACACATTGATTCGGTATAAATTTCATTGTTCTCGAACTCCTGCGCCTCGGCAACAGCAGATTTGAGATCTTCAGTGACGAACATGGCAAAAGTTCCTGTAATACATGGACGCTTTGGGCGACCCCCCTTCTTCATTCATCCCCAGTTCTCCATATATTCTTCTAAAGTATAATTTTCATCGGTGCATGTTCCATCTATTAAATCTTCCTGTGATAGAGTATGCAACCACTCTAAGTGTTGTTCTGCTGTCATATCTTCAAATGGATTGAAGTCATCATGAGTCAGATACTCATATTCTCTCTGAAGAGCGTCAATAAGTTGTGCTTTAGTGTAGTTCATCGACGAATCTCACTGATAGCGGGTTGACCTTGATTGAACACTACATCCACAACCGCTTGAACTTTTTTAGCAGTGCTGATACCTACAGTATCATAAGTGGGGATGCAAACTAATCCAAACTTCTTCTCACTTCCACCCAAACGAATCACACGACCGATAGATTGACTGATTGAGATATAGTCCATGTTCCTCATGAAAATAACAGATTCAAGACCAGAGACGTTGATACCTTCAGACAAAATACTGTGATGGATAACAACAAACTTTTTCTCAGGATCTTTGCCCCAAGTGTTCAGAGTCTCAAAGAACTTCTCTCGATCAACTTTCTTGCCGTCGATAATTGCGCCAGTCTTGCTGGTGATAGTCATCCAACTATATCCGCGCTTATACAACTCAGAGCAGAAGTCAGAATGAGTCAGAAGATTGATAATCTGCTTTGTGGTGCGAGCACAAATAAGAGTCTTGTTGATGTTGTTGTCATCAATAGTTTCAATCAGATTATCACAATCATCAGCATACATCACCTTGCGACCTTTGATCAAGGGCAGTTGCTTGACTACAACTTTGGGAGGAAGAATGTAACCACCTTCAACCAACTCAGGTGCAGGAATGTTGGCGAGAACTTGACCATAAACAGACCAATTCATCCCTGGTTTCTTAGGTGTAAGGGAATGTTTTGGCGTGGCAGTATAAGAATATGCGCGATCTGCGTTCTCTAGAAAGAACTCAGTAGCAGGAAAGAAGTTCTTCTTTACGCTGTTATGTGCCTCATCAAAATAGATGTTGTTGACCTCAATATCCGCCTCCATGATACGATGCAGGGAATTGTAGGTGGTAAAGATGATGCAGTTCTCGCCCATAGTGCGAGCACAATTAGCATACAAATGAATTTTGTCTGCTTTGGTAGTGCTAGTGTAGTGAGTTTCACCACTGTGAACATGAATCACATGCAGATATGGGTCACTGTTGGTAGGATCAATGACCTCCATAAATTCGCTGCACAGTTGTTCTGCCAGCAAAATACGAGGAGCAACAACAACAGTCGTCACACCAGTATTACAACGCTCCATGGAAGATTTAGCATCCATGATCATGGTCAGAGTTTTACCACCCCCAGTGGGGACAATCACTTGACCTTTGTTATAGAAACTAAGGCGCTTAATGATGCGTTCCTGATGTGGACGGAGAGTAATAGTCACGTTTGGGTGGTCTGGTACCAAAAGATAATAATAACACCCTTACAGACGATTGTAAAGGGCGCTCATGGACTCATTGATAGGACGGTTTAGGCGACCCCCCTTCAGTTTATACAAAAAAAGAGGGGAAAAATCCCCTCAAATATCACCGATCAGTTGCAATATAAAATGCCCGATCGGTGATGGCATTTAACAAAAGAGACAGATCTTCCTGAAGTTTTTTAACTTCAAATTGATGAATCTGGCAACGAATCTTGATGTCCTCCATATAGTCAGAAGCAGACAGGAGAACTTCAGGACGCTCGTTCATGCGGGTTTCGCTTGGTACACTATAGGTACGCTTTCGACGACCCCCCTTACTTTGCTTTATTTCTGCGGGTGATTTCTTTCTGTGTAATAGGGTGCTTTAAGTCTTTTTCAGACTTTTTGCCCAGGTTCTTGAGTCTAAGATCACGGAGAGTTCTTTCACCTTTCTTCGTTACTGCTTTTCTCTCTGCTGCTGACAATCCAGATGCTTTTTGTGGTTTGTAATTAGGATTGCTTACTTTTGTTGTTTTCTTCTTCAAAAGTTCAGTTGCTTTCTTTTCAGCACTCTTATTAGTTGTTGCAGTTTTCTTTACTTCTCCACCACTCTTTCTAGCAGCGATTCTTGCTTGTGCTGCTCTTTTTCTCTCTGCTCTTGCTGCTGCTTTCTGTGCATCAGCAGCAGATCCTCTCTCTTGTGTTGGTTGTTGTTCTCTTGTAGAACGTTGTTTTTGTGAACCAATATCTTTACGATCTTTATATTGCACGGGTTCCATTTTACCACCGCCAACTGCTTTCATTCTGCGGCGTTCTGGTGTGGATTTCTTTCTATTTGCTCCAATTCTTCCACCTTCACCAGACTTACGAATCTGTGAACGATCCATGACATCCTTGTCATAGACTTCAGTGATAAATTCAGCGAAGGTTTTCATTTGAATAAGAAAAAATCTCCTACTATTTAGAATAGTAGGAGATAAACAACAATCAGGACTCTTCTTCTTCGGGAACTTCTTTCTTAACAACTACTTTCGGTCCCTTTTGTACCATATCATTTTCTTCAAAATACCTCACCCTTTCTCGTCGAGCAGCAATCAACATATCATATTGTTGTTGCTGGTCTTTAGTATATCGAAAATCTTGGTTTTTCCAAGTTTCTCGCAATTCTTTCAGATGAGGCAGGACGTTGACAGTATCAGTCATTTTATCAGTAGTCGATGTTAGAGTTGAGGTATTCGTTGATGTTGAAGTTATCTTCTGACTCAATAAGGTCAGCAAGATCTTGTTCAACAGAGTCAAAATTTACAAGTTCTTCAACTTGTTGTTCAGTGAGGAAAGGATCCATAGGTTCGTGATTACAATACTCAGACATTTTGGGCGACCCCCCTTTCATTTAACTAGGATTTGGAAGTCTTTGCATCCTTTTTCTGTCATGACTTTTTCCCAGAATACAGCATCATCAATCTTGATAAATGTTGCTGTTTGCTTTGCATAACCCTTTTTCTTGGGTTTCATATAATTTACTTGGTACATTATTCCAGTGCCTAATCACTCCAGATACAATAAAAAAGTTAGTGACCATGTAACTAACAAATATACAGGTGCGAATGAGAGCAACCCAATCATCATAATTCTTTGTTCTTGTGTCACTGAAACTCCCTAACGTATACTTCCATGTCGTCCAGATCTGACGCATTAGCAAATCTCCTGCTGTGAACATATACTAACTCATCCCAGAATTGAGTATAGCAAACAATTAGGCAGTGATGATTCTTGTGAAGAGGAACCAAATCATCTGCCTTTGGTTTAACTGCTATCTCAATCGTGAGATATTCATCAGTAACAAAATACACCCATCCCTCAACATTACGCCAAGAGACATAATCATTCAGTTTGGGAATATATTTCATGAGAACGCTGCCATCAAAGGATTGAGATTCAACTGCATTGCAGTGTAAGGACGTGTGTCCTCAATATCTACTGGATTTCCTTGCTTGGAGTAGTTAATAGGCGCTGAATACCTTCCCTTTTTAACATCATAGAACCCCCAGACGCATCTTGGTGCATCATTAGTATAGGAGAAACTACCATCATTGACAATGCAAATCCGATAAACATTACGTCGAAACGACTCAACTTCGTAGTGGTATCCTTTTGGTGGTTCATGAATAAAATCAGGCGGAAGTTCTAGGTTCATCAGAAACAAAAATGGCAGCGTGTTCTGGGTACATTGTAGCAACAATATATTGAGCGAGTGCTTGTGTAGGAGAAACTACATCAACAGTAACAGTGTAGTAAAGTTGTTCATCAGACTCGCCACCTTGCATAGCAAGTTCTACTTCAACTTGCCATACATTTCCATTCTTGAGATGTTCGTCCCAAGAGATTGTCATGTCAGGTTTCATGATGCTGCTTCAAATCTGGGTTTGGTTGTGAAGGTACAGTAGGATTACGATCAAGGTTCTTGATAACAATGAACGCATCTTTATTATATTTACGGGTGCCTTTTACTGGTGCCCACTTAGTACCAGCACCATCAATTTCGTACACTGAAGTGCCTGCAATCTCCACTGCTACATTGTCACCACCTTCCCATCCCATTTTCTCAAGTGCAATGGCAAGTTGTCCTAGCATGTTGCCAGGATACATCACAGATTCTTCACTCATGTTGTAAACTCCTCAACAATAGAAGACTCAAGATCTTCTGCCAATGCATAAGTACGGGCATTTTGAATATTGTTCCGCAGTTGAGGATAATGTTGAACATTATACTCTTCATCTTGCTGGACAATCAAATCAAAACATTCATCATCGTTTTCTGCAATTACATTCCAAATTCCACCATATTCAGATTGAGGAAAAGGAATAAAATGTTCTACAAGATAGAAAAACTTAGTCATTGTCTCCGTCAGTTTGCTCCTTAATTTTAGATTGATTTGTGAGATTAGTCAACTGTCTCTCCAATTCACATTTGATTGATGACAGTTTACAATAAAGATAATGTTTGTACTCATTATCCTTAGTGAGTTGTGTGAGGTTGTCTACTTGATACAAAGCAAGTATCAATTTTGTTTGCTCATCCATCATGAACAGAAGAACTCTGCAAGGTAGTAATCTACCGTAACTTCAAGTTCCGCTGCCTCACGTTCAACTTCTTCCCAAAACTTTTGGGCAACTTCTTGTTCAGTAGTCATGGTTTTTTAATGGAACGATCAAACTTTTGCATTTGGTATCCTTCTCTTAGTGCATGAAGGATAATGTTATCATACGAATGAGATCGCAATGGGATATTACGATGCAGAAGATAGTCTTCACAATCTTCCGCCAAAGACTCTTTTTCTTCGTGTGATAAGTGGTCTAAATTGATCATGCCATCAATGCTCCAGAGGGAATTTCTACAGGTTCAGGTGCTACCTGATCTTCAAACTGGTGCATATCATAGGCGAACCAGTTACCATTACGGAAAATGTATGAGTATTCTTCACCATCGGAAAAGAATTCATCCATGTCCTTATCTAGGCGAGGAGGGCAATCTTCACCACGTTGAGAATAGTGTTGGGGACCGTACTCAGTGGTTTCTTTAGATGTAGCGCCACCAAATTCATTGAGATCTTTATTCCAACGCTCATTAGTCCATGCACATGACATATCACCACCGTCAATCAACTCAGAAGCAAGTTCGC